CTGGGCTCTTTTACCTCTCAAAATGGCACAATAGTCCACTATCGAGACAAATCGGACACTACGGCAGTTGATGGGGTTGAATCGTGAGCAATCTGGACTTATCGGGAATAAGAGGTGTGACAGAACCCCGAATTCACTCAAAACTCAACGAATTGCCCTCTCGCGGTCAGGAAATGATCGATTTCTGTAAGGAAATCGGCACACCGCTGCTTCCCTGGCAGGAGTTCGTAGCCATCCATAGCCTCAAGGTCAAAGAGGACGGCAGGTGGGCTCATCCGCTGAACGGATTACTGATCGCCAGACAGTCGGGCAAAACAACCTTTATGATCCTTCGAATTCTTGCCGGAGCGATGTTATTCGGAGACGATCTCCAAATCGGAACCGCTCACACAATCTCCACGGCTCGCGAAGCCTTCAAACGGCTGATCGATATGGTCGAAGGCTCGAAACTTGCCGGTGAAGTCAAAAAGATTAGATGGGCGAATGGCGAACAAGAGATCCAGTTTATGAACGGAGCCCGATACATCTACCGAGCCAGCAATAACGCGACGCGTGGTATCTCAAAGCCCGAAGCGATCCACCTCGACGAGTTACGCGAATACAAGAACGAAGCGACATGGGCTTCGATCCGCTACACGCTCCAAGCAGCTCGAAATCCTCAAACGTGGATTTACTCGAATGCCGGTGACGCATCCTCGGTCATTCTGAACAACTTACGCGACCGGGCTTTGGCATCTCTCAACTCGGACGACGACACCATCGGATGGTGGGAGTATTCAGCCCACCCAGACACGCCGATAGACGGATCGTTGAAAATGTGGGAAGGCTTGGCGCAAGCGAACCCATCGCTCGGTTACACGATTCACCCAGATAACCTCAAAATGGCTTTGAGCGACCCACCGGATACAATCCGAACCGAAATGCTTTGCCAATGGGTCGTCACCCTCAACGGCGCGATCGATCCTGATCAATGGACTCAATGCGCAGATCCGGAATTGACGCTAGACGCTGAGAAAACGACGTGGCTTGGCATCGACCTTTCGCCAGACCGCCGGGAAGCTGCTTTGGTCGCAGCCCAGAAGATCGAGGGTGATAAGTTTGTCATCATCTTGCTTCAGACATGGAAAAACGAGTTTGCTCTTGATGATCTGGCTTTGGCAAACGACATCGCGCCGTGGGTGCGCAAGTTCCAGACCGAAACGGTGGCTTACTCCAAGCAAACCGCATCAGCGGTCGCGGTGCGTCTAATCCCGGCAGGAATTCCGGTTCATGACGTGGATGGCAACGATTATCAGCAAGCCTGCGACGAATGGGCAGGTGCGATCAACTCCGGGCGACTTCAGCACACCAATCAAGACACCTTGACCGAGCAGACTTTGGCAGCGGTCAAATATCAGCGCGGCGACTCATCGTGGGTCATCGGACGTCGGGCATCGAGCGCGACCGTCTGCGCTGCCGTGGCTTCGGCTTTGGTAACTCACTTCGCGACCCGGATTGACGACGGCATCGACATAGTCGTAGGCTGAAGCTGCTTGATCCGTGACGCGGTCAGATGCCGCGTGGCTCGAATCCGGCGGTGGGGATACCGCCGGATTCTTTATCAATGTGTGTCCGTTATGCTAGACTTTATCCTCAATGGGCGTTTTTGCGGATTTATTTGCTACTTCAAAGCCAGAAGAAAACGTGGTCGATGTTGCCGCGTCTCTGGCTCCTTTTTACGTCAACAACAATGCGCTGAATGTTGCCGGTGGTGCGATTGCGGTTCCGCGACTCAATGCGCTTTCCGTTCCTGCCGTTGCTCGCGCTAATGGAATCATCACATCAACAATCGGATCGCTTCCTATTGAAAAATTCAATGACGCATCTGGTGAGAGAATTCCTATCGAGCGATCGTTCAAGCAACCTGATCCGCGTGTTCCTGCTTCTTTGATTTATTCGTATCTCGCTCAGGATCTCTGGCTTTATGGCGTTGCTTACGGTCAAGTTATGGAAATGTATGCCGCATCGGATGGCGGTCGCGTTCGTCGCTGGACTCGCATCGATCCTCAATGGGTAACAGTCAAAACAAATCCGCTTGGCACAGAGATTATTGGTTATAGCGTTAGCGGTTACGAAACACCAATGAGCGGTGTCGGGTCGATTATTCAATTCTTCAACCTCGCAGATTCGGGAATCTTGAATCGCGCAGGACGCACTATTCGCGCCGCAATCGAACTTGAAAAGGCTGCCGAACTTTATGCTCGAGAGCCACTTCCTACAATGGTATTGAAATCAACCGGAACAAATCTACCTTCGGAGCGAATCAAATCGCTTTTGGAATCATGGCGAACGTCAAGAACTAATCGGGCTACTGCTTTTCTGAATGCTGACGTCGAACTTCAGGCTCTCGGCTTTGATCCAAAACAACTTCAACTATCAGAAGCTCGTCAATACATCGCTCTGGAACTTGCTCGTCAATGCGGAATCCCTGCCTACTTCCTCAGCGCAGAATCTACATCGATGACGTATTCAAACGCGACATCCGAGCGACGTTCGTTGATTGATTTCTCGCTTCGTCCAATTCTTACCGCCATCGAGTCACGCCTAAGCATGGATGACTTCACGCCAGCCGGAACTCACGTCCGTTTTGACCTTGATGATTTCCTTCGCGGAAATCCTTTGGAGCGAGCGCAGATTTACCAGATTCTTACCGGCATCGGAGCGATGACCGTTGAGGAAGTTAGGAAAGCAGAGGATCTCTTAGGATGAAGATCAACTACCCGATGACCATCACGGCAGCCGATGTGGAGTCTCGCACCCTTACCGGTCGAATCGTTACATGGGGCGAAGAAGGCAACACATCAGCCGGACGCACCGTGTTCAGCAAAGATTCGATCGCATTCAACAAGAACGTCAAATTACTTCTTGAGCATGAGTTGACTCGACCAATTGGCAAAATGGTTAGCGCAGAAGTTACCGACACCGGTATCGAAGCCAAGTTCAAGATTTCAAATACTTCAGCCGGATCCGATGCTTTGATCGAAGCAGCCGAAGGGTTGCGCGATGGATTCAGCGTCGGCGTCAAGCTCAACGACTGGGAAAACAAAGACGGAGCGATGGTTATCTCATCCGCAAAGTTGATCGAAGTCTCGCTCGTCACCGAGCCAGCAATCGATTCAGCGCGAGTCGCTGAAGTCGCAGCCAGCGAAGAAGAAAACAAGGTTTCCGAGGAAGCAACCGTTTCCGAGGATCAAACAACAATCGAAGGAGAACAAGTGTCCGACACTACCGTTCCTGCTCCTGCCGTCGAAACGGTAGAAGCACAGGCGACAGAGGTTCAGGCTAAGTCTGCGCCAATGTTCACCGCTCCTCGCGTGAATCTCAACGTCACCGCAGGACAATACGCACTCGCGCAAATTCGCGCATCGCAAGGCGACTCAGAGGCTCGCGATCTCGTCGCAGCACTCGACGTAGCAACTACTTCGGAGAACATCGGTGTCGTTCCACCGACTTATCTTCGTGACCTGATTGGCATCATCGATGACCAAATGCCATTCGCTGATTCTTTGGAGCAGGGTGTTCTTCCGGCTTCCGGAATGAAGTTCTATCGTCCGGTCATCGGCGTTCAGGCAACAACCGCAATCACCGCTGAGGGTGTCGAACTTGATTCGACCGATACAACAATCACTTCTCTTGAGATTGATGTAGTCAAGATCGGTGGAGCAAACATCATCAACGCAGAGTTGTTTGAGCGAAGCGATCCATCCTACGTCGATGTTCTTCTCCGCGAACTGGCTGCCTCATGGGCGCAGAAGGCTGACGCGTACGCATTCTCAATCGCAGCAGGCGCACCGGGAACATCTTCTGGCGCAACTCTCTACGCAGGTATCGCGGACGGTATCGCAGACGCTTATGGTGTTCTTCGCCGGACTCCAAATCGCTTCCTCGCAGACACCGGCAATTTTGCCGAGTTGCTCGCGGCAGTTGATGGCAGCCAGCGTCCACTATTCGCAGCAGCCGCTCCGCAAAACGCAGCCGGCTTGATGACTCAGGGTTCGACCGCAGGCACAATCGCAGGTCTCCAGCTCGTAGTCGATCCAAACCTAGACACCGGAACCGGCGTCAAGGGTATGGTCTACGCTTCTGACGCAGCGACGTTCTACCGTTCGCCAGCGATCCAGATTCGTTCAACGGTTGTCGCCAACGCACAGTATGAAGTTGGCGTTTATGGTTATGTCGCTTGCGCTCGCAAGTACGCAACCGCATTCCGCAACATCACCGTCGCGTAAGTAAATCAATAA